CCCACCTTTCTCAGCACGAAGAGCCGCGGCTGTATATACATACTAATCTGCACAAGGGGGGCCTATTTTTTGAGTTTCCATCCCGGGTACCCCACCCCCATCTGTACCACGGACCCACCCCCTATCAACCCAAAAACCAACACCCCGGGGGGGTACTAAAAAATCTCGTTAACCTAACCTATTGATTAGCTTAAAACTCTGCTGTACACTGGGCCAAATCGGTATAACTACCTGCGGAAAAACATGTCTACTGTAAAAGTGGAGCCTACTAGGGCCCATAAAGTCCCGTATGACCTGTCTGAAGAGAAGACAAACACTCTGTTCGACGAGATAACTGTCGCCGGAAATACAGCAGAGCTGCAAGTTGAGATGGGCGCACCCCTTGATTGCACTGAGGGCGACGCTGCCCGTGAGAAGGCCCTGCTAAAGGCCGTCGCAAACTCCTCCAAACCCGGCAATCTAACTGAAACCAATACAGCTTACGCTGCTGCGGCATTCCTGCGTACCTACGGCCAACAACTTGCTGTGGATGCGGCTGAAGCCCGGGCGGCTATTACTAATAAGCTAATGGAAATTGCAGATTGCGGCGACCCACGGTACGAGTTGAAAGCACTAGAGCTCCTCGGCAAGCACAGCGACATAGGGATATTCACCCAGCGCAGTGAAATAACAGTCAACTATAAAGACCCGGTAGACCTAGAAAACGCCATCAAGGCTAAGATTAAAAACCTCCTCAATGCCTCAGTTATAGATACCGTACCCCTAGACGCATCACTTGGTAGGCTAGACCAAGAAGAAACCCTACGCAGGTTAGACGAAACTCTAGGGGTGCTGGGGGAAGATGACGATGAGTAAGAGTGTATTTGATGGCATAGCCCTGTCAGACATACCTAAAATCTTACCCATGCTAACGCAGGTAGAGCAAGAAAAACTACTTGCCGAACTAGACCACCTAGCCCGCTTAAAGTTGAAAACAAAGGCCCAGACACGGTTTATAGATTTCGTGAACCAGATGTGGCCCACCTTTATTAGTGGCAGACACCATGCAATTATGGCGGAGGCTTTTGAGAGAGTGGCATCGGGGGAATGTAAACGGCTCATTATTAATATGCCACCGCGCCACACTAAAAGTGAATTTGCATCTTACCTATTACCCGCATGGTTCTTGGGTAAGTTCCCCAACAAAAAGATAATCCAAACCTCGCACACAGCAGAACTAGCCGTGGGCTTTGGGCGTAAGGTGCGTAACTTAGTAGACCAAGATAACTACCGGGAGATATTCCCCGAGCTCACCCTACAAAGTGACTCAAAAGCTGCCGGACGGTGGAACACCAGTAAGGGTGGGGACTACTTCGCTATTGGTGTAGGCGGTGCAGTAACGGGTAAAGGTGCTGACCTGCTCATTATTGATGACCCTCACTCGGAACAAGAGGCCGCACTGGCAGAAGTTAACCCCGAGGTCTATGACAAAACCTACGAGTGGTATACATCAGGGCCCAGACAGCGATTACAGCCCGGTGGGGCTATAGTTATAGTGATGACTCGCTGGAGTTTGCGTGATTTAACCGCAAAAGTGTTGAAATCTGCCGCGTTACGTGGTGGGGACGAGTGGGAAGTCATTGAATTTCCTGCACTTATGCCCTCTGGTAACCCTGTGTGGCCGGAATTCTGGGAACTTAAGGAGCTCGAAGCACTTAGGGAGGAACTACCCAACGGTAAGTGGATGGCGCAGTACCAACAGCAGCCAACTTCAGAAAACTCTGCTATAGTCAAGCGTGAATGGTGGCAGATTTGGGAAGAACCCGAGCCGCCGGAGGTTAATTTCATAGTTCAATCGTGGGATACGGCCTTTGAGAAGACAAACAGATCAGATTACTCCGCTTGTACTACTTGGGGGGTGTTTTACCAGACCGGCGACGACGGGGTTGAGCGGGCAAACATAATATTACTCAATGCGTTCCGGGAAAGGATGGAATTTCCTAGGTTAAAGCGGGCCGCGGTGGAGCAGCACGAGGAATGGGCCCCAGATTCCCTGATTGTGGAGAAGAAAGCGTCAGGTTCGCCCCTAATTTACGAGCTTAGGGCTATGGGCATTCCCGTACAGGAGTTTACTCCTACTAAGGGTAACGATAAGATAAGCCGACTTAATGCTGTGTCGGACATGTTTGCCTCAGGTATGGTTTGGGCCCCCAGCAAACGCTGGGCAGAAGAAGTAATTGAAGAGGTTGCTAGTTTTCCAGCGGGTGAGCACGATGACTATGTGGATTCCACAACTCAGGCTATGATGCGGTTCCGTAAGGGTGGGTTTATAAGACTCCCATCGGATTTAGAGGAAGAACAGCAGTATTTCAAACATAAAAAGGGTGGCTACTACTAATGGCAATTGAAAAGCAAATATACGACCTGCCTGTGGGCATAGAAGACATGGGCGAAGCTGAGGCTATGATTGAAATAGACCTCATGGCAGGAGATGGGACTGAAGTAGTCCTAGAAAATGGCGATGTAGAGATAACTTTTGGGGGAGGCCCCGCTGAGGACGAGGAACTAGCCCCGTTTGACGCAAATCTTGCCGAATACCTAGACGACGAAGAGCTTACTACGATAGCGAGTGAGTTAGTTGGGTATGTAGAGTCGGATATTGACTCCCGCAAGGAGTGGGCTAACACCTATGTCAAGGGTTTAGAGAGTATTGGCCTGAAATACGAGGAAAAGACCGAGCCTTGGCAGAATGCTTGCGGTGTTTATAGCACTGTGTTAGCTGAGGCCAACATAAGGTTCCAAGCTGAGGCCATGAGTGAGACATTTCCCGCTTCTGGGCCTGTGAAAACTAAGGTTCTAGGGGAAGTTACCAAGGATAAGGAGGATGCAGCCCTCCGTGTGCAGACAGACATGAATTATGAGCTGACTGAGGTGATGACGGAGTACCGCCCAGAGCACGAAAGGATGCTTTATAGTCTAGGATTGGCCGGTTCTGCTTTTAAAAAGGTGTATTTTGACCCTAGTTTAGGCCGCCAAGTAGCCCTATATATCCCCGCAGAAGACGTAATTGTGCCCTACGGAGCCTCTACAATAGAGCAAGCAGAGCGTGTAACTCACGTAATGCGTAAGACAAAACACGAAATGACGACCTTACAAGCGGCTGGGTTCTATAGAGATATAGACTTAGGCGAGCCTGTGGCATACCACAGCGATATTGAGGAGCAGAAGGCTGAAGAAGGCGGATACTCCGTCACTGACGACGACCGGTATTGTGTATATGAGATAAACGCTAATCTTATTATAGATGGGGTAGATGTAGATGAAACAGACGATGGCTACCAGTTAGCTAAGCCGTATGTGGTTACCATAGAGCGGGGCTCTAACCATGTGCTAGGTATCAGACGGAACTGGGAAGAGCCAGACCCACTGATGTTGAAGCGTCAGCACTTCGTTCACTATGTATACGTACCGGGGTTTGGATTCTATGGGCTTGGCCTTATTCACATTATTGGGGGCTACGCTAAAGCGGGCACTTCCCTTATTCGTCAGCTTGTTGATGCTGGCACCCTATCCAATTTACCGGGCGGTCTTAAATCTAGAGGACTACGAGTTAAGGGAGATGACACCCCCATTGGCCCCGGCGAGTTCAGGGATGTGGATGTACCATCAGGTTCGATTAGAGACAACATCCTACCCCTACCGTACAAAGAGCCCAGTCAAACCTTACTGGCTTTGCTAGACAAGATTACCGATGAGGGTAGACGACTAGGTGCTATCTCGGATATGAACATATCTGACATGGGCGCTAACGCACCGGTGGGTACTACGCTCGCGCTACTTGAACGCACGCTAAAGCCAATGGCCGCGGTGCAGTCTCGGGTCCACTACGCGATGAAGCAGGAATTTAAACTACTGCGTAAGATTATTGCCGAGTATGCCCCAGAGGAGTACGAGTACCTTCCCGAACGTGGAGAGGCTAGGGCCAGACAAGCTGACTACGCAATGGTAGAGGTTATACCTGTCAGCGACCCTAACAGCAGTACAATGGCTCAGCGGGTAGTGCAGTACCAGACGGTTCTACAAATGTCTCAAGGGGCTCCAGAGATATACGACCTACCCCAGTTGCATAGGCAGATGATTGAGGTACTGGGCATTCAAAACGCAGATAAGCTGGTGCCTACCTCAGCGGACTTGATCCCTACGGACCCAGTTAGTGAGAACATGAACGCCCTGAATGGTACCCCGATGAAAGCGGTTATATTCCAAGACCACGACTCGCACATTGCTACCCACCAAGCGTTTATGCAAGACCCGCAGATAGCGGCATTCATCGGGCAGAACCCAGCAGCGCAGCAGATCATGTCCGCTCTAACAGCTCATATAGGGGAGCATGTGGCGTTTAGCTACAGGCAGCAGATGGAGACTACCTTGGGTGTCCCACTACCTGCACCAGATACAGAACTACCAGAGGAGCAAGCGGTACAGTTGGCTCAGCTTATGGCACAGGCAGGACAGCAGTTAACCCAGCAGAAGCAGGCCGCGGCGGCGCAGCAACAAGCGCAGCAGAAAGCCGAAGACCCCATAATCCAGATGCAACAGAGAGAGCTCGCCTTGAAGGAAGCTGAACTTCAGCGTAAGGCCCAGAAAGACCAAGCGGATACACAACTCGACGCAGCAAGACTACAGCTAGATACAGAGAAGGCAGGTAATACAACCTCACTCGAAGCGGCTCGCATAGCCTCACAGACAGACGCGGCCAATTCAAGCGCAGACTTAGCGGAAGCTAAACTAATGCTGGATGCAAACAAGGCGCGTAGGGAAGCTGAACTTCAGCGTAAGGAAGCGCAATATGACCCAAACCAGCCTAAATAACCCAGAGGGAATCTAATGGCTACTACCGTCTTTGGCGTGCTGAACAACAAGTTAACAGAGCATAAAACCTCTGCACAAGAATTTCTGAACAACGGGGGAGCTAAAGACTTCGCCGGGTACAGGGAGGGGTGTGGTGTAATTCAGGGTCTAAACATCGCACTTAGAGAACTAAATGACCTTTCGCGTAAATATATGGAAGAAGATGATGAGTAAAGCAGAAGTCGGGCAGACCAGTGTGCTTGTGGGGGCATCAGGGGAACCACTAACGGAGCAGTTAGAGTTGTTTCCCGTGGAACCTACAGAACTAGAGAAAAAACGTAAGGGTAGGATTGAGACCGAGGCGGCGGAAGCTGCTGAAATAGAGGCCCAGATACCAGTACCTGTAGGTTACCGAGTACTTATCGCACTTCCAAACGTGGAAGAAACCTATGGTGAAAGTGGGTTAGTTAAGTCAAACCAGACTGTACGAGAGGAGTATATCTTGTCTACGGTTGGTGCAGTTATTGAGATGGGTAAGCAGGCGTATTCTGATAAAGAACGTTTCCCTACTGGTCCGTGGTGTGCGGTGGGGGACTATGTAATGTTCCGGGCTAACACTGGTACGCGCTTTAAGGTGGGAACCCAAGAATATAGACTAATGAACGACGACTCTGTAGAAGCAGTCGTTGCTGATCCGCGTGCTGTCACGCGAGCTTAAGGAGTAAGGTATGGCTATGCAAGAAGTGGAGTACGAGTTCCCGGAACCAGATGCGACTAATGCTGAGGTTGAGGTAACCCTAGACGAAAAAGAAACCAACAGTATAGAAGTAGAAGGTGCCGTTGGTAGAGAAGACATGAAGACCCCTGCTAAACAAAAAGCAGAGAGTGACTTTGAGATAGAAATTGAGGACGACACCCCCGCAGAAGATAGGGGGCGCAAAGCCACAACCCCGCCAGAGTCTGTAACTGACGATGAGCTGGAGAACTACTCAGAGAAAGTTAAGAAGCGTATTAAGCACTTCAGTAAGGGCTACCATGATGAGCGTAGGGCTAAAGAAGATGCCATGCGTCAGTCCGGCGAGCTAGAGACCTACGCCCGTAGCCTGATGGCGGAGAACGAAAAGTTAAAGGGTTCCGCCGACCACAGCCATAATGCGTTAATAACCTCGGCCAAGAAACAGGTTCAAGCAGAAGTTGCTATGGCTCAGCGAGGGTATAAAGAAGCATACGAGGCGGGTAACTCAGATGCTATCGTAGAAGCCCAGCAGGCACTTAACACGGCCCAGATACGGCAGGCAAAGGTAGACGGCCTGAAACCAAGAGAAATCCGGGCTTTACAAGCACAGGCCAATGCTGTACAACAACAGGTAAATGCCCCAGAACCGCAACCTGCGCGGGATGAGAAGGCCGAAAGCTGGAGAGGTGAAAACTCTTGGTTTGGAGCTGATGATGAAATGACCGCATTTGCGCTGGGGTTACATAACAAACTTACGAAAGATGGGGAAGACCCACGATCTGACGGGTACTACGACAAAATTAACGCTCGTATGCGACAAGTGTTCCCGGAAAGTTTTGACGAAGGTATAGAAGACACACCAGAGACTAAGAAGAAGGCAAGCAGTGTGGTTGCACCCGCTACGCGGAGCACAGCACCCCGAAAGGTGGTACTAAAGCAATCACAAGTAGCTATTGCTAGAAGACTTGGAATCTCGCTGGAAGAATACGCCAAACAGGCTGCCGTACTACTGAGGAACGAATAATGACGCAAAATAGAGCTAATAGAGAAGGTCAAACCCGAGCAAACACGGAACGTAAAGCAGCATGGGTACGGCCTGAAGCATTGCCAAGCCCCGTGCCGGAAGAAGGTTATTCGTACCGCTGGGTTAGAGTTGCTATGATGGGTCAGGCTGACGCAGCCAACGTTTCTGCCAAAATGCGTGAAGGATGGGAACCTGTACCTGCTACAGCTCACCCCGAGATATTCTCCGATGCCGTGGACGACCCCCGGTTTAAGGACAATATCATCGTTAGTGGTTTGATGCTGTGCAAGGCCCCAAACGAGATGGTTGCAGAAAGAGCGGCTTACTATTCAAACCAAGCCTCGTCTCAGATGCAATCTGTTGATAACAGTCTTATGCGAAACAATGACCCCCGTATGCCCCTATTTAACGATAGGAAAACGAAGGTTACTTTCGGTAAAGGCTAACAAAATTAGGAGTTACAAATGGCTTATCCAACAGTCAACGCTCCCTACGGCTTTGAGCCAGTTAACCGTATAGACGGTATGCCTTATTCAGGTGCGACCCGATTGATTCCAATCGCAGGCACTTACAATACAGCTATCTTCAACGGTGATTTGGTTTCAGTCGCGGCGAACGGTTCGTTAGTAAAATTTACGGGCACTACTACAGGTTCTCCCTGCGGTGTGTTTATGGGCGTACAGTACGTCAATTCCCTCGGTCAGTTCACACCGGCTCAGACTTACCCCGGCACTTCTGTAACGGAAGCGTATGGTATTGTTGTTGACGATCCGATGGCTGCTTTTAAAGTAGCGGTGACTAACGCTGGTAGTGCTATGTCTTCTGCGCCTTCGGCATCAGTTGGCGCTAACATGTCTGTATTAGCAGGCACGGGAAATGCTACCACGGGTAATTCTGGTTCGTCTGTATTAGCAGGCTCTGAAGCCGGAACCGCAGCTCTAGTTGTGCGCGTTATTGCCACAGTAGATGAAACTAAAACCGCTGCTGATACTTTTGTTGAGGTGATTGTTAAGATCAACTTGCATCAGTACAACAACACAACTGGCGTATAGGAGACTAGCAGATGGCTATTTCAAGAGCACAACTCCTTAAGGAGTTACTACCGGGCCTAAACGCCTTATTTGGTCTCGAATATGCGAAGTACAACGATGAGGTTGCTGAGATTTTTGAATCAGAAACTTCTGACCGCTCATTCGAGGAAGAAGTTAAATTGTCAGGCTTTAGTGCTGCACCTGTTAAGGGTGAAGGCGCTGCTATTGAGTATGATAACGCACAAGAAGCGTACACTGCTCGGTATACCAACGAGACTATCGCAATGGGGTTCTCTATTACTGAGGAAGCTATTGAGGATAATCTTTACGACTCACTTTCTGCTCGCTATACAAAGGCTCTCGCCCGCGCTATGGCTTACACTAAGCAAGTTAAAGGTTCCACAATATTGAACAACGCATTCTCCGGCGCTACTACTTACGGTGACGGTGTGTCTTTATGTTCAACAGCGCATCCATTGGTTTCTGGTGGCGTTAACTCTAACCGTCCTGCTATTGCGGCTGACCTTAACGAGGCTTCACTAGAAGCGGCTGTTATTCAGATTGCTGGCTGGACTGATGAGCGTGGCTTGCTAATTGCTGCACAACCTAAGAAGTTAATCATTCCACCTGCCTTGCAATTCGTTGCTACGCGCATCTTGGAAACTAACCTCCGTGTTGGTACAGCAGATAACGACTTGAACGCCCTTAAGAACAACAGTGCTATCCCGGGTGGTTATTCAACTAACCATTACCTAACGGATACCAATGCTTGGTTCTTGATGACGGACATTCCTAACGGCCTGAAGCACTTTGTCAGAACACCTATGCAAACAAGCATGGATGCTGATTTCGACACTGGTAACAGCCGTTATAAAGCCCGCGAGAGATACAGCTTCGGCGTATCTGATCCACTGGGTATATTTGGTTCTCCGGGCGCTTAATAAGCAAACGGTGTTGAGATTAGGGGCTTAGGCCCCTTTTCTTTTTGGGTGGAGTTTAACCGGGGTATATTATGAAAAACGCAAAGCATTATAGAAAGAATGGGGAAGTGTTTACAGGTAAGACCCATAAACACCCAGACGGCACACTTATGAGTGGTTCAAAAATGAGTAAAAATGCCAGCACCCTCCTCCACTATGGGGAACTTAGTGCTGCGGCTAAAAAGAAAGCCCGTACTAAACAGTAATTTGTTTGTAAATTAGCTAAGTTGAGGTAAGCTAACGTTGGAACTTACCCGACAAGGCGTTCCAATGCCCATAAGAAGGCTTAGACCCACTACGGTGGGTCTTTTTTTACCTATCTGTTGTGCAATGCAAGAATAAATGTTATATACTTGGGGTTATCCCGGGAACTAGACCGGTGTATCTGACAGTCCCGGCTGACGACATGCAGACAGATACGCCATAACTCGCATGTGAGGTTCCAAAATGTCTACAACTACCTTTACTGGTCCCGTCGTTTCTACAAACGGCTTTGATTTCCCAGTCGTAACCACGGCTAATCTTCCCGCTTTTGCTACTGTTTCCGCTGGTACGGTGTATATCGTTAGCGATAATGGTGCAGGCAATAACGAGTTTTGTCTAGTAATTAACACAGGCGCTGCTTGGGTTACTTCTATCGGCGCTGCTCTCTCATAAGGAGCTAACTCATGGCTGATACAAATGCTTCACAAATAATCCAAGATGGCGGCCGCACGGCCATCATTAAGGTAACTACAGTTATTGGTGCAGGGTCACCCCCTGCGTCGGCTACCGTTATTGTGGTTGATGTTTCATCATTAGCGGCTGACCCCGTTAGTAAACGTCCTTGCACAGGAGTTACTTTAGAAAAGCTAACTTTTGCCAGTGTTGGCGTAGCAGTTAAGCTGGAGTGGGATGCAGACACTAACGTGTTACTTTTTGACTTTCCATCAAACTGGACAGAGCAGTATGACTTTACTGACTTTGGTATCCCCAATAACTCAGGAGCGGGTAAGAGTGGTGATATAGTTGCTACTTCTGTGCCAGCAGCGGCGGGGAACACCTACACCATGATACTAACTGTGCAAAAGCTCTATGGTTAAGCGAGCAGATAAAAGCAGCATGGCTTGTAATAAGCCAAATAGAACTTCTAACCACCCGAAGAAGTCTCATATAGTTAAGGCTTGTGAGGGTGGTAAAGAGAAGATAATACGGTTTGGGGAGCAGGGCGCATCTACGGCAGGTAAACCTAAAGCAGGAGAGTCTGATAAGATGAAGGCTAAGCGCAAGTCATTTAAGGCTCGTCACGGTAAGAACATTGCCAAGGGTAAGATGAGCGCAGCTTACTGGGCCGATAGAGCAAAATGGTAGCAGAATCAAGGGCTTATTCACATAGATGGTGACCATAGAAGACTCAAGAATCTCTAAAGCAGAGGGTGGGTTTAGGACTACCTGCAAGTGTGGGGCCGAAGTAGCCTTTACAACTAAATATGGTGCGGTAAAAATGTTGGCCCGGGGTACTTGTAGAAACTGCACGAATAAATACCAAAAGGGACAAATTGAGCCCACTGAGGTATACAAAAATGCGGAAGGTAAGTGGAGTAGCACCTGTAGTGGGTGTGGTAGGGAGCAGGCGTACACTAGGCTGGGCCATGCAAAACAAAGCACAGTTGCAGACTGGCAGTGTAAACTCTGTGTTGGTAAGGCCAGAGGTTATGCCAAGAACCGGACTGTCGGAGACAAGACTAGAATATACCGTAGAGTAATAAAAAACGCTAGGAATAGAGGGTTGGAGTTTAACCTTACAGAAGAACAGATGTGGGACACCTATACTGCTAAATGTGCGCTAAGTGGGGTAGACCTCACTACTACGTATAAGGGTGGCACAGCAAGTCTAGACAGAATAGACAGCAGCGTAGGGTACGTAGTAGGGAATATTCAGTGGGTTGCGGGTAAGGTAAACCTAGCCAAACGCAACTTAACCGACGATGAATTTATATATATATGTATCAATGTAGCTAATACAAGGGTTTAGACTTATGAAAAAAGAGTATATGGCGGGCGGCATGATGGGCGGTAAGATGGACGATAAGCAAGCTATGGGTAAAGCAAAGCCTAAAATGAAAGGGTACATGGCAGGCGGTTCAGTAGGTCGCGGCGATGGTTGCGTTACTAAGGGCCGTACTAAGGGTACAATGCGGTGATGCAGTGCCGAGGCATGGGCAAAATGAAGCCCATTGCGCTTAAGGAGGGCGGTACGGTCAAAGATGAATGTTACCGCAAGGTGAAGGCATCATATAAAGTCTTCCCTTCCGCGTATGCCTCGGGTGCTATCGCAAAGTGCCGAAAGAAGAAAGCTAGTGGCCGTTCGTAAAACCGAGAAGGGTAAAGCCCTAAAGCGTTGGTTTGCGGAAGACTGGAAAGACGTAAAAACAGGCAAGGCTTGTGGGCGCAAGGACGGCGATAAACGGGGAACCCCGTACTGTAGGCCAACTAAAAAGGTTTCCAGTAAAACACCTAAGACATCTGGTGAAATGACTGCGGCAGAAAAGAAGTCCCGTGTAGCGCAAAAGAAGCGCCTAGGACAACCGGCAGGAAAACCCAAACGTGTAGCACCGCTTAGAAGGAAGGAAAAATAATGGCTACTTCAGGTACTTCCTCGTTTAACATGGACTTCACGGAGATTGCCGAAGAAGCATGGGAACGTGCCGGTCGTGAAATGCGGTCTGGTTACGACTTTAGAACTGCTAGGCGTTCCATGAATCTGCTGACCATTGAGTGGCAGAACCGCGGCATAAACATGTGGACCATAGAGGAAGGAGTACTACCTCTAGTTCAGGGCCAATCTACGTATTCTCTGCCTACTGAAACCATAGACCTACTAGAGCAAGTCATACGTACAGAGCAGGGGAATGAAAACCTGCAATCAGACTTAACTATAGCCAGAGTAAGTATGCCTACTTACGCTAGTATCCCTAACAAGCTAACACAGGGTCGCCCTATACAGGTGAACGTGGACCGGAGCATTGCTCCCGTTGTTAGGTTGTGGCCCGTTCCAGATAGGGGTACAGTTGCTGAGCCTTACTACCAGTTGGTTTATTGGCGTATGCGCCGTATCCAAGATGCTGGGGAAGGTATTAATGACGCTGATGTTAGCTTTCGGTTCCTACCCTGTTTAGTTGCGGGGTTGGCATATTACATAGCGGCTAAAGACCCTGATCTTATGGTTAGAATACCCATGCTACAGGCTGAGTATGAGCGTCAGTGGGAACTAGCGGCTGGGGAAGACAGAGAAAAAGCAACTCTACGGCTAGTCCCTAGAATAAGTGGGTATTAAGCATGACCACTAGGTTTGCCTCAAATAAGATAGCCCTTGCAATGTGTGATGTGTGCGGGTTTGAGTACAAGCTAAAACAGTTAAAGAACTTAGTAGTAGCAGGAACCGTAACGCAGACAAAAGCGTGCCCTGAATGTTGGAGCCCAGATCAACCTCAGCTAATGCTAGGTAGGTTTCCAGTAGATGACCCGCAAGCGATACGTAATCCAAGACCTGACAGAAGCCTAGTACCTTCAGGTGAGTTTAGTAGTGTGAACATACAGTGGGGTTGGAATCCGGTGGGTTTAAACGACCCTTTTGGGGTAACCCCAGATAACTTAGAAGCCAAAGGTACTGTGGGTAATGTTACAGTAACTACAGAATAGGATGCTAAAATGAAGAACAAATCTAGATCAACAGTAAAAACACCTAAGATAATTGACTTCCCTGATGTGCCTACTGTCTATAAAGTGGATACCTGCAACCAACCCCCGGCCAATTTAAAGACTGCCGGTGTAAAGATACGCGGTACAGGTGCCGCTACTAAGGGTACTATGGCTCGTGGGCCAATGGGTTAGGGAGTAGCTGGTGAATTATACTGAGCTTAAAGTAAATATTCAGGATATCTGTGAGCAGACTTTTACAGAAGACCAGCTTGCCATGTTTGTTAAGCAGGCGGAGCAGTTCGTATATAATACTGTTCAGATACCCGCTTTGCGCCGTAACCAGACAGGGGCGCTTGGGGTGGGTAATAGCTACCTTATTTACCCTACAGATTTTCTCTACACGTTCTCACTTGCCGTTATTGACGCTACGGGTAACTATGAGTACCTGTTAAACAAAGATGTAAACTTCGTGCGGCAGGCGTATCCAAACCCTACTAGCACTGGCAAACCCAAGCACTATGCCGTGTTTAGTGATACCTCTTTTATACTAGGCCCGACTCCAGATGCTGCTTATGCTGTGGAGCTACACTACGGGTACTACCCTGAGACTATTGTAACCGCGGGGACCACATGGCTAGGGGATGAGTTTGACTCTGCTCTGCTTAACGGGGCCTTAGTACAAGCAATTCGTTTTATGAAGGGTGAGCCTGATATGCTTGCGCTTTACGAGAAAATGTTTACCCAAGCGTTATTACTGCTCCGCAACCTTGGGGATGGTAAGATGCGTGAAGATATGTACCGCTCTGGGCAAGTAAGAATCCCAGTAGCATAACCAAATTAAATTGGGCGTTATGCCTTAGAGGAAAGAAAAATGGCGATATCACAAGCAATGGCAACGTCCTTCAAAGTAGAGCTTCTTGGTGGCGACTTTGACTTTAGCGCAGGTACAGCACAGACGTTTAAGATTGCACTGTATACATCTAGCGCAACCCTAGGGGCAACGACTACTGCGTATGCAACAACTAACGAAGTCACAGGTACTAACTACGTTGCTGCGGGTAATACGCTAACTATATCCACTAATCCAGCGTCTACAGGCACAACCGCGTTTTTGGATTTCGCGGATACTACTTGGGCGGATGCGACTATTACTGCTCGTGGCGCTTTGATCTACTTAGCAAACGGCGGCACTAACCCTGCTGTAGCAGTACTTGATTTTGGTGCAGATAAAACATCAACTGCGGGTGACTTTACCATTGTCTTCCCAGCGGCAGATTCTAGTAATGCAATCATCCGTCTAGCTTAATAGATGACTGACGGCTGGGGTCGAAATACTTGGAGTTCAGGCTCTTGGGGAGAAGGCGTTGATGCAACTGTTCGCTTAGGCGTATGGGGGCGTGGTTCGTGGGGCCAAGGTGCGTGGGGCGGAGGCTTAGGTCTTGCTACTACAGGCGTAGTAGGCTCAGTTCAGGTAGCGGCGGGTGCAGTTGTTGTCCTTACGGGGGTTCAGTCTACTTTTGCTCTAGGTAACGTAGCGGTTACGGGCGAAGCGGGTGCAGTTAGTGTACTGGGTAACGCCTCTGACGGATATGTGGGTACAGCCACGATACAGGCTTCCGCTACGGTCAACCCAACTGGGGTCCAAGCCCTAGGGCAAACAGGCGAAGCCCGAGTTGTAGAAACTACTGGAGTTGTGCTTGTAGGACTCCAAACCAACTCAGCACTGGGTATAATCGGGGTAACAGGGGATGCCACTGTTACCGAGGTTGGCGTACAAACAAACTCTTCCCTCGGCAATGTAACAGTCCTACTACAGCAGAATGTAGACGTAACTGGGGTACAGGGCACTACAGCACTAGGTGAAACAACACAAACAGCACTGGCTAATGTTTATATAACAGGGGTAAGTGCCACTGGCGGAGTAGGAAATGTACTAGTCTGGAGCGAGATTGTTCCGGGTGGCAACCCTAATTGGATTGATGTAGCAGCATGATTATATTTAACGAAGCAACTAAAATAGCAAATGGCGCAATCGACCCCAAACATGAGGTTCAAGTAGTTTGCGGGGCGTGCGGCTATGATCTTGACAAGGAAGAGCTAAATGCCGATACTTGTGGGGACTGTGGGGGAACCCTTACTTTGCGGCAAAGTACAAAGATTTACGCAACAAGCGTTCCCTCTGCCTCTGGCAGTACCCTAACATAAGTACCGGAGAAACCAAATGCCTACTTTTAATAACAACTTACGACTTAAAGAAATCACCACAGGTGATGAGGACGGTACTTGGGGCACTAGCACTAACACCAACCTTGAGCTTGTTACCGACGGTTTTAGCTACGGCACAAAGGATATGGCGGCTGACGCTGATGAAACCTTCACAATGCCTGATGCTACGGCTGACGCTACTCGCGGTTTCTACCTAAAGTTTACCTCAGGTGTATCGCTAACCGCTACACGCACGATTACACTCGGCCCCAACACCATATCCAAGGTGTGGATGATTGAGAACGCTACAACGGGCAGCCAGACCCTCACGATCAAGCAAGGTTCAGGCGCTACAGTAGATGTCCCTAGTGGCAGTAAGCTGATGGTGGTTACCGACGGTGCTGGCGCAGGCGCTGCGGTACTTAATGCTAACCCTACTGAAATAGGCGGCAGTGTTACCTCTGTAGCAGTAACTGGAACGGTTAATGGAATTACGCTTACAGGAGGCCCAGTTACCAGCTCCGGCACTTTCACGCTTGGCGGGTCTTTGTCGGATGTGGACCTTACCTCACAGGTTACAGGCACCCTGCCTACCGCTAACGGGGGTACGGGTACTACCGCTACTACCTTTGCTAACCTGACTACCAATGTCACAGGCACACTACCTGTCGCTAACGGTGGTACTGGCATTACGTCCCTTGGGGCGGGTGTTGCGGGCTTCCTTGGTACTCCGTCTAGTGCAAACCTTATAACGGCAGTAACGGACGAGACGGGTACAGGTGCTTTGGTATTCGCTACTAGCCCGACATTTGTTACTCCAGTCTTAGGAACCCCCGCTTCTGGGGTAATGACTAACGTTTCAGGAACAGCGGCCTCTTTAACCGCTGGACTTGCTACGGACACAGTAACTAAGACCGGAACAGGTTCTACCTACGCGACTAATACCTCACCTACGTTTGTGACACCGGTTCTTGGTACACCCGCTTCTGGCACGTTGTCAGGATGCACGGTTGATGGCACAGACGCGGTTGGCTTCCGTAATATCCCCCAAAACAGACAGTCTGCCAACTACACATTAGTGCTTACAGACAACGGAAGGCATATCTTCCACCCATCTAGTGATGCCAGTACCCGAACATACACCATCCCCGCAAACGCCTCCGTGGCTTACCCCATCGGAACCGCGCTTACTTTTGTCAACATGACAAGTCAGGTAGTGTCTATTGCAATAACAACAGACGTAATGCGGTTGGCGAAAGACGGAACTACTGGAACACGGAGCTTGGCGCAATATGGTTCTGCGACTGCGCTAAAGATTGAGTCCGCACTGTGGCTCATCAGCGGGAGCGCCTTAACGTGAGTGGTGCACTACTAGCAGTTTTTCAGAACCAGCGGGGGTTTGTCACTGTTCCGAGTGGACCATTCTTCGTAGCAACCGCTCACTTTACAAGCCCTAACGTTTCAGCTTACCCTTGGAGCGCGTCAGGGTTTGGGACTAAGTTTTCTAATCCTAGTACATTACCCACCGCAACTGGCAACGATGTTGCCTTCAGCCCCGCTGGAACTGAGATAGCAGTAGGCCACACCTCAAGCCCTTATGTTTCAGCTTACCCTTGGAGCGAGTCAGGGTTTGGGACTAAGTTTTCTAATCCCGGCACTTTACCTACAGGCAATGGCAACGCCGTTGCCTTCAGCCCCGCCGGAACTGGGATAGGTATAGCTCACAACTCAAGCCCTTATCTCGCAGCTTACCCTTGGAGCGCGTCAGGGTTTGGGACTAAGTTTTCTAATCCTAGTACATTACCCACCGGAACTGGCAACGGCGTAGCATTCAGCCCAGCAGGAACTGAGATAGCTATAGGCCACACCACAAGCCCTTACGTTTCAGCTTATTCTTGGAGTGCTTCTGGATTCGGGGCTAAATTCGCTAACCCTGGCACTTTACCAACATTTACTGGCGACGGCGTTGCCTTTAGCCCCACTGGAACTGAGATAGCTATAGGTCACAACTTAACCCCGTTTGTCTCGGCTTACCCTTGGAGTGCATCGGGATTTGGGACTAAGTTTTCTAACCCCAGCACTTTACCTACAGGCGATGGCAACGGCGTTGCCTTCAGCCCAGCAGGAACTGAGATAGGTATAGCTCACGCAGCTTACCCTTATGTTTCAGCTTATCCTTGGAGTGCTTCAGGGTTTGGGACTAAGTTTTCTAATCCTAGTACATTGCCAGCAGGAATTGGAGCGAGCATTGCCTTCGACCCCGCTGGAGCTGCAATACTAGTAGGCCACCAGTCCAGCCCTTATCTCGCAGCTTACCCTTGGAGTGCTTCTGGATTCGGGGTTAAATTCGCTAACCCTAGCACTTTACCCACCGGAACTTGCCAAGGTGTAGCATTCACCGCACTATAAGGAATAAAATATGAAGCATAAACAACTACCAAGCACCTACAAAGCAGACACGATAGCCAGTGCCATGTACGCAAGAGAGGTGGAATACTTCCACTACGATTTTGACGCTAAGAACTTTGAGCATCTGATTGATAACGCGCCCACAGGGGCCAACACTAAGGATATTCAAGAAAGGCTTGAGTCTACACGCGCACAGATGGTGGCAGTGGAAAACACCTACAAAGCCCTAGAAGCTCAAATAACTGACCAGTCAGAACACGAAGCGGCAGTCATTAGAACCACTAAAAAGAGGAAAGAAGATGAGATACGTGCAGACAAGTAAAGGTGCTTTTGTTCGGCATATACTTAATGAGTTCGAAAACATTCGCTGGGACGATACGCACAAAACTTCAGTTAGAAAGCTGTCTGAAGATGAGCGCAAGCAGTTTGGCGTTTTTCAATTACAGTTAGTTACACCCCCTGCTTTTAACCCAGCTTCTCAGGCTAGGGGAGAGGTGGAGCCATTATTGGTTTCTGACGTTTGGACTCAAAACTGGGTAGTAACTGATCTGGATGGAGATGTTTTGGCAGAGGCTCAGGCAGCGGCTTCAGCAAAAGCTGCAAAAGACTCCAAAATAACAGGCATAGAGATACTTGGTGTCATGTGCTCTGCTACTAAAGAGGACCAGATGGGTTTGACCGCAATAGGCTTGGACTACTCAATGACTGCTTCCGCGGGAGATAAGTTTGAGTCTACGAAGTTTGAGTTTGCTAACGGGAATAGCTTGGTTATCACCCATGATAATTTCCTTAGCATTTATGGTATTTGGGTTCCCTTCAGAAAGTCGTTCTTCTTGCCATAATGCTATTTAACTGATTACTTGGTGAAATTATTGACCCACCTTACAGAGAGTAAATTTGGCGTAGTTGTCAGACGACTGGCCCACTAGCCCGTAGTAATGGAGCAGCACCATGACCGAAGCACAGATAGAGCAGTTAATAGAGAAGGCGGCGGCGGCAGGTGCTAAAAAGGCTCTGCATGATATTGGCCTGTCAGATGTAGATGCCAACACAGACTTGAGGGAGCTTCGGTCGGTCCTTGACGCATGGCGCATGGCTAAACGTACAGCAGGGAAGGCGATTGTGCAGACACTGACATATCTGTTCCTTGGCGCTTTGATGGCGGGTACTTACTTGAAAATAACAGGTAAAGTATAGGGGGTATATGAGTCATTTCTCATCCAATTTTATAGCTGAGGCCGTTGATGGCGGGTGGCTCTTGCGTCAAGGGCTCGTATACCATAGTGATATACTAGGCCGAATTGTTGAGGTACCAGAGGGGTATATTACCGATCTGGCCTCAGTGCCTAGACTATTCCGTTTTATAGTGCCCGTAGCAAATGCACGTAACCGGAGAGCAGCGGTGGTCCATGACTACTTATGCACCCACGGCAAGGGCATTGTTAAGCACCAAAAGCAAGCAGATCAAGTGTTTAGGGAAGCATTAGGTGTTGTTGGGCTAGGTAGGATGCGCTCCGCTGCGCTATACTACCCAGTACGTACATTCCAATGGTTTAAGGGGTTGTTCACATGAGAGCATTAATTTTACTAGCATTGCTAGTACCAGCGTGTAGTCAGCTTAATAGTCTGCAAATTGAAGCGGGCGAGAACGCAATGGCCTGCGTTAAAGGTAGCACATCTGCTACCAGCGGCCTATTTGGGGGTAACATAGCGGGCATCACTGTGGAGGTTCCCTCTACTGTAGACACTTCAAGCTGGACTGCGGAAGACTGGAAGACCCTTGCTGAGTTGTGTGACTGATGCTCACCCTAACGTACTTTAAGCGGTCTGAGTTTGACTGTAAGCATACGGGGCTTAACGGCATGGCCCCTGAGTTCTTGGAGCGGCTTGACAGACTTCGGGCCGCTTGCGGTTTTGCCTTTAGTATTACTAGTGGGTACCGAGATACAAGCCACCCTAATGAATGCCGCAAAGCCAAAGGCGGTACACACACTCAAGGCATCGCAGCCGACATACGTATTACTAACGGCGCAGACAGATATATGATTGTCCAAAATGCACTCCTGCTGGGTTTTACAGGCATAGGAGTAGCTAAGACTTTTGTTCACGTAGACATTCGGGAAACCACCCCCGTACTATGGACCTATTAAGTTATGCCACTACAAAAACTACAGATAAAACCCGGTGTAGACCGGGAAAGCACCCGCTATGCTGCTGAAGGTAGTTGGTATGAGACTGATAAGGTGCGTTTTAGACGGGGGTTTCCCCAAAAGATAGGGGGGTGGGTAAGGCTTTCTAGCTCTACCTTTCTTGGCGTATGCCGCTCTATGCACAACTGGGTTACCCTTGGCAGCCAGAACCTTGTCAGCGTGGGCACCAACTTAAAGTACTACATAGAACGCGGCGGAGCCTATTATGATATTACGCCTATCCGCTCGACTGCTACCCTAACTAACCCCTTTACTACTACGTTGGGCTCCGCGGTTGTGGGGGTTACAGATACATCTCACGGGGCAATTGAAGGTGATTACGTTACTTTTAATGGGGCTTCTGCGGTTGGTGGGCTTACTCTAAACAATGAGTACGCAATTTCTTTTATAACCGAAGACGCATATAGCATAACAGCCGAGACCACAGCTTCCTCGGGAGCAACGGGCGGAGACACCGTTACTGCGGCATACCAAATAAACACAGGCTCCGAAATAGCAGTACCCTATACAGGCTTTAGTGCAAGTACTTGGGGCGCTGGAGGTTGGGGCGTTGGAGGCACTACGTTCTCACCCATACGTTTGTGGAGTCAGGCTAACTTTGGTGAAGATTTATTATTTGCCCATCGTGGGGGGCAGCTAATGTACTGGGATGCAACTAACTCGGTATCTACACGGGGGGTGTACGTGTCGTCTTTAGCAGGGGCCTCTGATGTGCCCACTATCGTCAATTCTGTGTTGGTGTCCGACATTTTTCGCTTCGCACTATGCTTTGGTACTACCCCCCTAGGTTCCACAGTTTTAGACCCCATGCTAATCCGTTGGTCTGCTCAAGAAGATGTGGCTAATTGGACTCCCGAAGCTACTAACCAAGCAGGTAGCTTGCGATTCTCTAGTGGTACCGAGATTGTTAAGGCCTTGCAAGCGCGTCAGGAGATTTTGATCTGGACTGATACTGCACTTTACGGCCTACAGTACCTAGGAGCCCCCGAAGTGTTTGGTGCCCAATTGTTGGGAGATAACATAACCATAGCCAGCCCCAACGCGGCAGTTTATTCGGGTAACGCAGCCTACTGGATGGGTTCTGACAAGTTCTACTACTACGAGGGTACGGTTAATACCCTCCCTTGTAGCCTACGCGGGTACATATTTAATGACTTTAACAAAGCGCAGTACTCACAAGTGGTAGCGGGTACTAACGAGCGGTTCGACGAGGTTTGGTGGTTCTATTGCTCTGCGGGGTCAACTACGATAGACCGGTATGTGATATACAATTACGTGCAAGAAATATGGTACTACGGCACGATGGCACGCACAGCTTGGATGGATGCAGATTTAAGAGAGCAGCCTACCGCCGCTACGTACTACAACAACTTAGTGCAGCATGAAGTAGGGTATGATTCTCAAGAAACTGCCACTATAGAACCCATTACAGCCACCATACTTTCCTCTGAGTTTGACTTAGATGACGGGGATAAGTTTATGTTTGTTAGGCGCGTACTGCCCGATGTGACGTTCATAGACTCAACTGCGGAAAACCCTGCGTGTGTAATGACGCTACTGCCTATGGAGAACTCAGGCTCGGGCTACAATACTCCTACGTCTCAAGGTGGGGTAGACAACGTAACCGTGACGCGCACTGCAACCGCGCCTATAGAAGAATTTACGGGGCAGGTTTTTATCCGAGTACGGGGTAGGCAGATGGCCTTTAAGCTAGAGTCTACTGAACTGGGTGTGGCTTGGCGGCTTGGCCTACCACGTTTAGACATGCGGCCTGACGGCCGGAGGGGGTAAGTATGTCTATTACAAACAAGAAAGTTGTTGCACCCGCACTGCCAACACCTCCACAAGAGTATGAACCCGGTAAATTTGCGGCCTTAACTAACATACTGCGGTTGTATTTTATCCGCGTTGATGCTGCGGTAGCTGCTTTGCTAGGCCAATCAACTGTTTCAGTCAAAGCCTATACCTTGGCAACTACAGCGTACACAATATTAATAACCAACTACTTAGTTGAGTATCGCACCGGTAGCTTTACAGTTACACTGCCTAGTGCAGTAGGCATACCGGGGCAAGAATTTCAAGTTAAAAACAGCGGCGCAGGCTCTATAACCCTAGATGGCGCTGGTTCTGAAACTATTGATGGTGCAACAACCAAAGCCCTTTCGCAGTATGTGAGCATAAAAGTTATGAGCAACGGAACTAACTGGATGATTGTGTAATGGGTACTACAACAAATAGAATGCCCACATCAATAACCGTCACGGGCCAAAGTGGCGGCCTTGGCTCATTAGACCTGGGTGCATTTAACACTTCTTTTGACCCCTCACTAGGGGGTAGCAGTGGGTTAAGCCCGGGCACAATGGTTCGACAGCCTGATGGGTCATACAAAACCCAAGCACAGGTAGACCAAGATGCTTTTTTGGCAGCCCTGCAAGCTACCTCGGATTTAGCTAACCAAGAAGGCGACTCAGACTTTCTCCCACCCGACCGACTTCCCGGAGGACCAAGCTCAAATACGGGGGTATACAGTGATTCTATTGGGGGCACCGAAGTTGACCTTGGTAGTGCGCTATCTTTATTTCCAGACCCCGTGGTAGGCGCGGTTAGTGCAGCCCAACAAAACGACTACCTTAATTCTATTTTGGAACAGGGCGCGGATATTCGCCCAACCTCGGAACAGATAGCATCCCGGACAGCTATTAACAATGCAGCAGACACCCGCACGCTAGAAGAAACGCTGGCAGATATACAGAACAACTATAACAACAGTAACTTCCAAGACTCGTTTGACCTAGCGGGTGCAATCCAGCAAACCCAAAACAGGTTTGCTGCTGAAGCAAACCAAGCTGCCAACACCCCCATGACCCCCGAGGAAACTGAGGAGTACACAACAATTTATTTGAT